ACCTGAATCATCCAACTTCCAATTCCTAAATTAACTTCATAGAAATAAGTGTCACCAGAAACTGAAATTTCGGTCGCTGGATTAGATTGGATTAATAGTGTTCCACTCGGAATTTCACCTTGAAACGAGACATTTTCAATGTTAGTAGTATTTAAAACAGATGAAGACCAAGACATTTATTTAATATAAATATTATTTTTTATGCTATTCTCAGCCAAGTAAGTGAATAACTAAACTCGGGGTCTGTCCCAGTAGTGTTTAAGTCATAAACCAGTGTTATATAAACGGTAAATGGATTGACTGGAGTTGAACTCTGAAAAAGAATGCAAGAAATATCAGATTGAAATTGCGTATCTGCATCATATGAAACTTTTCCAAAACTTTGAGTCTGACCAAAAACTGGTCTCGCTACACCATCTTGTATAATTTGAACAGTACAACTATCATATGAAGTTACGTCGCTTGTTGAAATAAGATTTACCTGCATTTGAAATCCCCAAACGCCACTTCCCAAATTGAATGGGTCTGTTGTTAGGGCTATGCCCGACCCAGTAAAAGTTTGAGTTGTACCTGTTTCATCAACATAGGTTTTACTGCCAATAGAAGGCTGTCCGATAATAGGTGTATTTGTCGGAGTTTGAGATGGATTTAAAGTAGAAGCAGAATAAGACATTTATTTGATACTGATATTATTTTTTATCGGGAATTATTGCTAAATCTGTAACAGGTATAAAATAATGTTCTTTTTCATCTGCTGACGTATAACCTTTTTCATAACTATTAAACTTTTCCGCATCGTATTCAATCATCGTCAAAAAGTCAGTAAATTTAATAATGATTCTCAGCTTTTTTTCTCCCTGAATTTTATTTAAAGCAAAAAGAGTTGTTGGATATCTGGCAAGTTTATTTGTCCTGCTTTTCAACTCGTAATTATATTCATCGTCATAAAAGTCGTGTTTAGAAGTTAGAGTTTCATACGTCTTTATATCACTATTAAAATGATTTTGGAGAATTGGCAAAACGAGATTTTCTTGAGTTTTTCCAAAAGAATGCTGAGATTTAATAAATACCATTTTAGATTTTTACTTTCTCCTAAATAAAAAAAAATAAAAAAATAAACGTATTATTATAAATAGCAAGAAATGAGTAAGGAGAGAACGATTCAAAAGTATAAAACACTTTTATCAACTATGTTAAGCGATAACGATATGAAGGCTTATTTAGGTCAAGAAGCTGGCGATAAGATTCTAAAATACTCTGAGCTCGAAGACTATGGTGATTTAGACGAATTGTTACCAGAGAAAAATGATTATAGAATTATTTTAACAGAAACTAAAAGGAATTCTGGACACTGGTGCTGTATTTTAAGATACAATGATAAGGGTGTCGATACGGTTGAATGGTTTGATAGTTATTCAGGGAAACCAGACAGCGAGTTAAAGTTTATTCCTACAGCTATTAAAAATATGCTCGGCGAGAATAAGCATCAATTGACAAGGTTGGTAAAAAACACTGGGGGATCGAGAGTAATCTATAATAAGAAAAGATTTCAGGAATTGAATGACAGCGTTGATACTTGCGGAAGATGGACTGTTGCAAGAATAATGACAGCAAAACTCGGTTACAATTTGGAAGACTTTGCTGAAAAACTGGATAAAATCTCATCTGAGACTGGAAAACCATATGATATTATTGTTTGCGACTGGGTTCAGTAAATGTCTTTTTTACCATCCGATTATTTACTATCAAGTTTTACATATTGATTTTGAATTGTATTGCTTGAAGTTCCCATAGCCGTAGCATCTTCGTTAAGTTGGTTTATTTTGCTTGAATATTTAGAAGTTAAATAAATATTTCGCAGCATACTGACGCCAATTCTTTTGCCAAATATTTTGTTTAAGATTCTTGTAATGGAATTAACTGCTAATAACGGTTCGCCTTCATAATTGCATAATAAATAAACTGGGGTTTTCTTTTTTAGTTCTGTTCTTAAAGGTGATATTTTTGTAAGATACGTTTGTAGGACTTCTTTTAAATCGTCATTTACATCGACAACTTGACATTTATACGTTCCAGCGGTTTTATAATTATTAAAATAAAATTTCCAAGATGATAAATCAAGGTAATTAAATTTTTTGTCTGATGTTTCAGCGTCGTACTTCTTTATTACTAAACAAAGTTGGTAATCTGCATTTCTCCTTGGTGGCTGTAAGCAGTATAATGACAATATTACAAAACTTAAAAAATCGTTATAGTCTCGTTCAGTCAATTTCTTTTTTTCAATTAACGGGGAAACAACGGTTTTTAGTTCTGCGTATGTCTTTAAGACATCTTCTTGATCTATCCAGTTAGTTTTTTGAGTTTCCGACTTTTCGTTATTAGTCTGTAAATCTTTATTGTATTGCATCATAAGCTGATAATATTTGTCATAATGTTTTTTCATCTTCGGTTCTTCCTTTAATAAGCTTACGATGGAAATTAAATATGACCGCTGAGTGTTAGGTTTATACTTTTCTAATTTCTTTATGACTGTTTCAAACTCTTTCAAGAAATTCAAATTTTTGGGAATCTCACCGTCATTAAGTCGCTTGATATTTGAGCTGTAGAGTTTTAAAGACGATTCGGTAATTCCTTTGTTCTTCAGTTTTTCAAAAATATCTGTCATTTATTTTTACAGTTAGATTATTATTTTTATTATCCAACGAAATAATATATTTATGCTAAACAAAACAAAAATGGTAAAAAAAGGTGGAATACGTTTTAGCGAAAATGAGGAAGTTAATATTCCAGTATTTGGCGAGCAAGAGATTGAAATTCCAGAATATTTAGCAGAAAAGACTGCAAAGGGTTATCAGCTTATTCCAACACTGACCAAGTCTGGCGCTATTACTAAAAGACATAAAGAACCATCCATTAAACTTACTGCTAAAAATATTGAATATTTCAGCATTCCAAAAAATGGAGTTGAACGACTGCAGTTGTCTGATTTCGTTAAAAAAAGCAAAGCTGAACTCGTAAAACAGTATGAGGTTTATATAGATTTTCAGAATAAGCTTTTGGCCGTTGAGTTGAAGAATGTCTTAAAGATACCAGAGGTAAAAAAGATGGTAGCAGAAGCAGACGACAAAGCAGAAGCAATTGAAGAAATCAAAGAAGTTTTGACGAAAGAAATTTTCGGGGATGTTCCAGAACCAAAGGTAAAAAAGACAGCAACCAAACCAAAGGTAAAAATGACAATTAGTAGAAAAGAAATGAAAGAGGGTAAAGAATTAAATGGCACTTTAACGGGTAAAATTCTTCGATTAGACAGCATAATAAAAGAATTTGTTGAAAAGATATTACATCAAATGATATACGTTACGATAAAAAAAAGGATGGCTGATGATGCTATTCCTCTAAAAGAAGGAAGAAAATTCTTTAATTTAGGTCTTGAAAATATGCAGAAATATCCTTATTATATTCGGGATATTATATTGGAAAATAAGTATAATCTTATTGACAAAGATACGCTCGACGAATATAATGCTATGAGAAAAAAACTGAATGAACTTGATAAGGAAAGGGAAGATATACGAAACAAAATTGGTTATAAAGTAGTTTAGCAAATTAATTATTTTATATTAGTAAATAAATAAACAAATGTCATTCGGTTCGCAATATAATTTAAACCAGCGTATTACTTACCTCGAATATCTATTTAATAATTTGCCACCTCCTCCAGCAACTCCAGAATTATTTGAGGTTTTAGCGGCAGGCTCAGATGGAAACAACGGACAGACTATCACTTTAAGTGGTTCTGGTGCTGATACTATATATAATGGTGCTTCAATTAATAGTAATGCTGATTTTTCAGTAGTTTCATCAGGTGGTGATCTTATGGGTATAGGAGTTTTTACTAATTTTTTGAATATTTATAGAAACAATACAGTTCAACCAAATGGCTACATATATACATTTGGGGGGACTCAATGCAATATGAGTACAACTGGCGTAGTTATTACCAATGGAGCTATAACGAGTAATTTAACATCAACCTCATTATCATCTTCAAGCACTCTTAGTTTGAGTACAACAGGAACTTTTGGCAGTTCAATATCTTTAAATCCAACATCTGGCGACTTGAGTTTATCGTCTGCTGGCGGTGGTATTCTTTTAACGGCTGGAAATGGCGATGCTGGATTTTCTGGTATTACTTTATCATCACCAGAAGGAGACATTGCGTTAAATACTGGAGCAGGGTATAATGTTACTTCAAACGCTCGCATAACTTCAACTGTTGGTTATCAGGGTAAAATCTACCATACAGATCAACCAACTACAAATTTGACATATTATTTGACTTTCGTCCAGTCAGGGGGAGTAAGTGGATTTTATGACCCAGCTTTTGATAGTGCTACACTAACGTATAATCCTTCAACAAATTTATTATCAGTTGCAGGTCTTCAATTAAGTGGCTCTACAATTAACGGAACTCTGTCTGCTGGTGTTTTGACTTTAGGATGTAACGAGAGCAGCAGCAGACAATTCCAAGTTTCAATCACTTCAAACATTACGGGTTTAACCTGTAGCAACAGACGAACAAATGGAGTTTATACTTGTTCTATTTATAATGTAAGCGGTTCAGTTTGGACGATAAGTAACGTTTTAACTGGTTTAAATAAAACTGATTATGCTGCTCCGATTGTTATGAATAATGGTGACACTGCAATAATGACAGTACGCACTTTGCTGACAAATGGAGTTGCTTCAAATTATACTTCAGTTTCTAAATTTATATAAATAAACTCATTATGTTAAAAAATGATGTCTGAAATCTTTTATACGTTTTTAGTTACATCACTAATTAGTTGCACTTTAGCGACTTTAAGAATGATTTATAAATCAAAATGCGTTTCTTGTAGAATCTGGGGAATTGAGATAATTAGAAATGTAGATTTAGAAGAGAGAATTGATGAACTTGATATGCAGCGAAGTAAAACTTTAGGAAATAACTCTTTAGACGGAGAAAGTAATAAGTAATGTAATACCCTACAACATTTTCAATTTTCCAGTCATTAAATTCAATTTGACTTTTTTACGATATTCATAACCTGATTGCCAATTAAACTGAGATGAATAAACGCTGGTTTCATATTTGCGTTTTATTATCTGTTCTATGCAGTAAAGGATACGCTGAACTGTTGATAAATTCTTAGATCCAAAAATGAAATCTTTAGTCAAAATGTTTATGAAATCGTATCTTATAGATGGAACAGCTAACGGCTTATGCTCAAAATGGCAGCCTTTATGATATCCGTTAAATAAATGAGTCAGCCTGAAAAGAATTACTGACAGTGTTTTTTTGTCTTTAAGATGTTGCCTGACATATTCATTAAGGTTTCCGTACTTTATACAAATTATCTGCATTCTCATAAGGGGCGAAATAAACTCGTTTATGTATTTTATTACGTCGGTTGGTAATTTTGTAAAATCTGTCATTTTATATCTACTGGATAAGTTTCTTTAAGCTACTTTCTGTAATCTCATATTAATTTTTTCAATGGCTCTTGACTTTTTTGCACCTTTTGGTTCTTTGTTTTCAGCCAATACGACTTTTTTACTTGCTCTTTTTACCTTTGGTATAGAAGCAAGGCGGGAGATGATTTCATTTGTCAGCTTAACCGCTCTTGTCTTTTTTGCACCTTTTGGCTCTTCGTTATGATATTTGATTTCTTTTTTTGCTTTTGCCTTTTCCAATCTACGGGCTGCGGCCATCTTTGCTGCTTCAATTTTGTTTAGTCTTTTATACTCTTCCCGTTTCGCTACATATTCCTCGGCTTCTTTTCTACTGTATCCAGTTAGCTTCATAAGCTGTTCTGCGTCTGCTGTTTTAATAGTTGGTTTTTTTGCTCTGCCTTTCATTCGCATCATTATTTGTTTTGCTGCTAATGGATTTTTAGAATAATATTCAGTTGCTTCGTTTCTCGTATAGCCTGCAAATTTCATTAAATAATCAACGGCATCGTCTTCCGTAATTGATTTCATTGACCTAATCACCTTTGGTTTAGTATAATCTAAATCGCCATCTTTGATTTTTGCCCTAATAATAGCGGTAGAGAGCTCAGGAAATTGAAGTTTATAATTTCTAACAGCTTCCCAGTAATTTGTCATTTTGTCTAAAGTAATATTTTTATTTTGATTATTAATGTTAAATATACTTATCAAGTTTTCTTTAAATGCTTTTTATGCTTCTTCAAACAAAACTGCAATTTGTTGTTTTTGTTTTTCTAAATCTTTCTTCGGCTTTGTTACAGTCCTATAATATTCTCGGGATTTCTCTAACTTTGTATTGTATTTCTCTGGTTCAGATTCCCTAACCTTGTCGTTATGTCTTTTGTTCTTGGCTCGCATCTTTTCAGGATTTGCCTTCTGGTATTTGCTTACGCTCTTTAAGTGGTCTTGATAATATTTTTCGGCTTGAGTTAGTTCTTGGATTTCGATTTCTGACATTTTATTATTCTTATTTTATGCTTATCATAGATATTTATTTAAGTTGTTTTAGAGTTTTTTTTATATCCAAGTTAGAAAGTGACGGAATTATAAAAAAATGTTTGTTTCGTCCAAAAAAGTGAATATATGCCTTCACCGCTTCATAATGCATAAGCCGTCGGTCCTATCGGGGGTTTTTTTCAAGAATTATGGTCTCAAAAAAAGAGTGAATGAATATCCTACTTTTTATTTCAAGTCAGTTGTATATTTTAGCATAGTAAAAAAATAGTTTTTTTTCTTAATCTTAAAAAAAATCCTTCAATCCTTCACTTCCTTCACTTTTATATATTATATGTATATATTAAACCATAAAAAGAAACCGAACGAGGTGACGGGCTTATGCTTATGCTCTCATTTTTAAAAAACTAAAAAAGTGAAGGATTAAGTGAATGATTAATGGAAAGTGAAGGATTAAATAAAAAATAAGTATTTTTAATGTTAAATTTATCTCATAAAGGTAGAAAACACCGTTAGATATACTTTAAAGTATAATTAAAAGTGAAGGAATATTTTAAAAATAAATAAATAATTTATAAGTATTTTTATTTCTGGGAAAAGGGTTTAAAGAAACTTCATAGGTATTATTATAAATAAATAAATAAAATAAATCAATAAAATAAATGTCAAGCCAAAACAAAATACTTAGCCATAAGGATAAAGTCGCATACTACAATTATATTAAGGATTTTCATACCAGAAATGAGACTGAAAGTCATTGGTTCCCCGGTAAAATTGACATTATGCCAATGGTTCCGCCAAAGTTTGAACACGGCGAAGTCAAGATGGACAAAAAACTGAGAGCAATTAAGCGGTGGATTAAAAAAGACGAAAATTTCAAACATATTTTTGAAGGCCATCCACTGTATTTTCAAGGAAGAAAGACAAATAGAGAAACAGGCGAAGAATATGATGATTTCACTCCAACTCAGTCAGACTGGGATAGATTCAGCGAAGAGCAAATTCTTGCGAGACAAGAACTTTTGAAAGACCCGATTTGGTCCAAGGAATTCAACTGCATTTTCTTGAGAACAGATGTTAATAAGCATATTGACATTGACTGCCCGATTGTAAATGAAATTTATATCAATTTACTGAAAATTCATCCTTATTACAGGTCATCAACCAAATCATTCCCGCATATCATTTTTAGGTCTGATTTCAAATCACCGAAAAAAAGACGGGACTTAATTAATGACGTTGATACAGAGGACCCGCAAAAAATTGAAGTTTTAGATGGACAGTGGTGTTATTTACCAATCGGCACTGAAATTATAAATTATGATGTAAAAATTCCAGAATTTGACTTTAGGAAACTTTTGGTAAATAGTCTTGAAGATGTTAAACTTGAGAACAAAAAAGTAAAATCGTCTCCAACACCGTCTGTCTCAAGCGAAAAAACTGAAGTTTGTTCTTACAACAATACGGAACAGCTGAGAGAATTAGTTAGCCTGATAAAATGCAACAAAGAAATAGACGGAAACGACTACTACCGTCAAAAATTACTGAATGTTTGCGACTCAATGAAAGGCAACGGCTTGACTGAAGGCGATTGGTTACTTTTTTGCAAAAACAATGAATTGTCAATGAACCGAGAGAAAAAGACACTATGGGGAAACGTAAAAGGGACAAACGAGGTTTATTATCTTTATAAACTCGCAAAAGAATCAGCTCCAGAAGCCTACGCAGAATTCGTAACAAAGTATAATGTTCAATTAATGTCAGGCGACGAACAGCGATTTTTGGACGAACAAGAGAAACAGGGCTTATTAGAATCATACGCCGACTACTTTAAGACGACAAAGTATAAAAACGCAAAGGCATTTTTGGAGAAAAAGATTTTCAAGCTTGAAAAGCCGTTAAGCTATGTAAATGTTGATCCAGCTGATGATACAAATGAATTATGCTTTTATAATGAAAAGAAACTGGAATTATACTGCAGAGGTAAAAAAGAGTTACCGAATTTTAAAGTTGGTAACAAGTCAGTTCCATTTATCAACTTTTGGCAAGACGACTTCAATCACCGAGTTTATACTGATGTAGTTTTTGAAACAAATCCAGCTAAATTTGAAAAAACAAGATATAACTGCTTTACAGGTTTCAGCAATGATAAGGGGAAATCACCAATTAATGAAAACGAAAGCAAATTTCTGCAGCTACTCAAAAAACACTGTCAAGAACCTGAAATTTATGAATTCGTAAAATGTTGGATTGCTCATATTATCCAAAAACCTTGGTTGAAGACTTGCATTGCATTAATTTTCTATTCAAAACTTGGTGGAGTTGGAAAGAATTGTCTGGTTGATGGTATTAAAGCAATTATTGGTAAAAAATACTGCGGACAACTGCAATCAATAAAAGACATAACCAGAGATTTTAACGCTCATTTATGTAATAAGCTTTTCATTTATGGTGATGAAGTCTGTAGCAAAGCAAAAGAATTGACTGACTTTTTGAAAAATGTCATTTCTCGAACTGAGTGTAGTCTGGAAAAAAAGAATGTAGATCCATTTACAATTTCAGACCAGTCAAACTACTTATTTACTACAAATAACGAACATTGTTTTAAAACTGACGAGACAGACAGACGAATGTCTTTTATTCGTTGCTTTGAAGAAAAGTTGTCGTCTCAAGATTCAATTGATTATTATGCTGAAATAAATGATAGTGATAAAGTCCAGCAATTGTTTGAATTTTTCAAAACCTATGAACAGCCAGAATCTGAATCTATTCCAAAATTCAAAATCGGCCAAGGACAATCTGCACTCGTAACAAAGTATAAACAAGAATTGATTTTTGAAGACCGCAAACCATTTATTGCAATGCTTTACAAAGAACCAGTGACTTTTTCAAATTCAAAAATAAACTCAACCTTGCTGCATCAAATGGCTGTTGATTATGCTCGTAAAAATTACCAATCTCCAAACTTTACAATTAATGAAATGGGTAGAGCTATGACCAAATACATCGGCGATTTTAAGAAAAAGACAAATACGGGTTATCGGTTTGATTTTCCACTTAAACACCAACTTCTAAAACACCTCTACCAAGTTGATGAGGCTTATTACCGTTATGTATTCCAGCTAAATCCTGAAGATATTCCAGAATTTAAGGAAGGCGATATGGATGATTTTAAAATACAATTTGAATGATTTTAAAATACAATTTGAACTACCATAAAAGCAACCTACTAAGATTATTTGGAGAATATAAATTTTCCCGCCAATCACCTCTAATACCAGCAGAACGAGTTAAATAGTTAATTCGTCTATTTTCGTCTTTATGACGAGTATAATCCTCATAATACATTTGACCGAAATGAATCCATTTTTTATTCTGGTTGTCAAAAATCATATATTTTTTTGTTGGTCTTGTAGAACGATAAACAGTTGTATGATAAAATCTTTTCGCTCGATTAGCGACTTCTTTCGGGTTTGAAAATTCCCAAATGTTATCGTCTTCTGGAAACTGTTCATTAAAAGAATACATTTTTATTTTATTATATTATTATAAATGTCTTCTAAAGTTCAATCAATATTATTCGACAATTCTAAATTTACAGTAAAAAAGGCGGTTAAATGGCTGCAAGATAATGATTTTAAAGTAATAAAGATAGACGAGACCCCGAATTATCACCGTTTTAGACAAATAACACCAGCCAAGGTAAAAAAGGATGGTCTTAACGGGTATATGACAAAAAGAATAGCCAACGGAGTCATCTTTGTAATAGCGTATAAAAGTCATTTAAATGGCGGAAAATTATCCGTTGAGAACATACAGGGCTTATTACAAGAAACGTACAAAACACCGCCAAAAGACAAAGTTGGTGATTTTGACATAGACAAAGAACTTTCAACCCCGACAACCAAAGTTTATTATAATCCTTCAACTGGAGAATCAGCCGTAGCTCACCGAGGGACAAAAGGAATTTGGGACTGGTCAAACAATTTGGCTTATGCAACTGGATTATATGACTATACCGACAGATATAAACAAGCAGAAAAGACTCAAAGAGAAGCAGAAGAGAAATATGGTGCTGAAAATATTTCAACGCTTGGCCATTCGCAAGGTGCAGTCTTATCAAGAAAATTAGGAAAAAATACAAAAGAAATCATTAATGTCAATCCCGCTTGGGCTGGCGAAAAGCAATTAGAAAATGAATATAATATTAGAAGCGGCGCTGACCCTGTTAGCAGTCTTTTTTACCCTTACTCAACTTTATATAATTATTTAAATCCGTCTTTTTCTGAAGAGCATAACATTACCATTCATTCAAAAAGTTGGAGTAATCCTTTAGCTGAACATAAAATAAACATTCTTGAAAGACTTGACCCGAGAAAAATGATTGGAAAAGATTAATCGTCATTATTATTCAAAACGTAAATTTCTTGTTCTCCCATAACTACCATAGGAAACGACTTTAAGACGGTCGCCCATCTTCCTTTCAGATTCCTGACTTTTTTGATTTGATTTTTATCGAGTCCCAAATAATTGTCTAAAAGATATTTCAACACTTTACCACCCGAGTTTTTAGGAAAAAAGGTAATTGAATGGGCTTCGTTTAAAATCCGTTTAGTATCATTTCCAGCGCAAGCAAGGTGACTCGTATAAAGGCAATAAACATTAAAATGTCTCCCAGTTTCTAAAATACTATTTAGTATTGATGCAACTTTTAATTTCAATGGTTTGTCTGTTATGCAATCTGTATCGTCAAAAATCACTAAACTATCTTTGAAATCTTCAGCTGTTAAATCGTCTTCAATTAATTCTTTTGATAATTTTATTCGTTTTAAACCTTTAACTTTATCAATTGAAGAATCTTCACTTATTGACGAAAACATAAAAATCGGCCTTTTTGGGAATAAGCGTCTAAACTGGTCGCAATATTCTTTGCAATAATACGATTTGCCTGAGCCACTTGGTCCTGTTACATAAAGAATTTGTCTTTCAGTCTTATTGTTGGGAATTTGCTGAAATTTCTCGTCTCCAGTTAATTTGAGATTTTCAAAAGTATGGCGAGCCTTTTTGCCGTCATCGATATAAATGACAGGTACTTTTTTGGTTACAGCGTTTTGAATAATAGCAACTGGATTACCCTCACTCTCAAAATTCATTTTTTGTTTAATATAATAAAATAGATTTATTTTTTTCTACAAATCTCAACGAACAGGTGTTTATTACTTTTAAAAGAAAATCTTTCGCTTCGTCTAAATGTCTTATCATATCAGCGTCATTTTTACTATTCATAGCAGAAATAAGCGATTTCTCTAATTCTGCCAATTTGAAAATTTTAGATTTTCCTAAAACAATCGAAATATTGAAATCAATGTCTTTTTTACGGGGAGTCCTAAACTTCTGGTTTATTACTGTTTGAATCGTATCCAACTCACTTCTGCATTTGTATAATAAGCCAACCTGACTGTTGAAAAAGTTAAACAACTTGGTAAGCTTGTCGATGTTTTTTTGTTTATCTTCTAACATATAATAAGAAAAACACCGTTTCAAACCTTTCATATAATTATGAGAAGCGTAATAATACTCGTCAAAAGCGTGTTTTAGTGAATTTAGAATATGGTCTCGCTGTATATCGTGAGGGAAAAAGTTTGCATCATTTCCTAATTTTATAAAGTAATTATCACTAAATTCGTGATAAACACCTTCAATTAGTGCAACTTCATCCAGTTTCATTGTCGTTTTCATTAAAATACAATCCTGAAATGCGAGTTTCCTTTTGTCTTTTAGAATCTTATAACCCTTTTCGATGTCGTCTTTTTCCCATCTCAAAGGACTACCATCTGAATCCATTCCGCATTTGAAATCTGTAATAAAGATGCTCGGGTCTTGTTCTGCATTTTGAAATTTCTTTTTAAACATTAAATAAATACTATGCAAAATAGAGTTGGTATCTGTTGCGGTTTCAAAAAGTTCATTCAAGTCATAATCACTAACATATCTCGCATTTTTAAATGAAGCTGACCCAACAACATCGTATTTACGACTAATTGTCATAAGATTGAAGATTCGGCGAATTGATTTGCTAAAGTCATTTATACTTTTTTTTTCGAATAAATCAAGCATTTATATTATTATAATAAATATTTTGTAGGTATGTTTCTATATTTCTCAAAAATCGTTGGAATATCACCAGAACGGCTTATTTGTTCCCCGTAGAAATTACGACCGCCACCTCGCATAGTAGATGGAGCCTGTACGCCGTATTGATTTATTGCGAGTCTTAATTCAAGTGACAAATCTGCAATATTCGTAAAAAACACCTGAACCAAATTTGAACCATATTGAGCTTCGTCTCTTATATAATTGTAAAACCCTCTAAAAGTTACTGGCATCGAATTAACTTTGGTTTGTATATCTTTAAGCTGCGAAATATCTCTATTAGTCAAAGATGAAATCTGTCGTTTAATATTCGTAGAAAAAAACAATGTAGCAGAACGAACGAGCTTATTCAGTTCCTTAAATCCATAAAGAGCGTTTTCACTATTTAAGTAAAGGGGATTTCGAGTTGGTGCAGTTAAACCAGAAACAGTTGAACCGTCTGAACCGTCTGAACCGTTTGATGGAGCCGATGAACCAGATGAATTAGAATTAAAATCATTAAAAAAACCACTTGTTGCTGTACTTGTATCACTTAAATCATCATCATCGTCATCATCATCGTCATCGTCATCGTCATCGTCATCGTCATCGTCATCGTCATCGGCATCGTCTTCTTCGTCAGCCGTATGTTTTTCGAGTAATGAAAAACTATCAAAAAGGTTAGCCATAATATTTTTAAATGTTGTAAAATCTTTTCGCAGTCTTCCAGACGATTTCAATGCTTGGATTGTTTCTGAGTCTTCTCCTAAAGCATTTTTAATGTTCTCTCTTGATTTAACTGCGATTTTCTTAGACGCTTGATAAATACTGTCAGGATTATATTCAAGATTCGCATAACTTGGTAAAATTGGCATTTTATTATTTGGTTATATTTTATTTTAATTTAATAAAGTCCATTTTCTTTTACATATCGACTTGCAGCAGGCAAGCTTATTCCTTGTTGTCTCATAACTGCTGCGACAATATCACCTCGAGCGGTTTCTCTTTTTTTACCAGAACGAGGCAACTGCTTTCTTCCTGCTGCCATCATCATCAGTGGAACATAAGGGGCTGCTGCTTTTGATACTTTTACCAAATCGTCTAAAATACCTCTTCCGCCTGTCATTTCTTCATCATCACTATCTGAATCATAATCGTACATTCCTGCACCTTTCACCTTACGTTTCTTTTTTGATGCTCCAACTACGCTGTTAAATATATCAATAGCTTCCGCTTGTTTTTTCAATTGTCTTTTTTTTGGGACGACTGTCTTTTTTACTCGCTTTTTTTTTGTCTCAGGAACATAAGCCAATACATTTGTTTTGATTTTAGATCT